CTTGTGCCATTGCGTGAAAGGTTTATGGATGAGATGGAGTTAGGATTCTTAATGTACGCTCGTTTTGATGGTAAATTAATTCAGACTGCTGCAATTAAGCACTTGAAGAATCTGTAATCAATAGGGGATAGTAAAGGGATAGGGAGAAATCTCTATCCCTACTTAAAAATATAAAGATGGCTTGGAAAGTAACAACGGCACCTGCTAAAGAAGTTTTTACATTAAATGAAGTTAAGAATTATCTAAAAGTAGATACTTCTGCTGACGATACTTTGATTACTACTTTATTGCAGTCAGCTCGTGAAGTTGCAGAGCGTTATCTTAATCAAGCGTTAATCACACAAACAATAACAGAAAAGTTAGATAGGCTTAATAATCCTATTATTTACTTATCTGTTTCTCCAGTAATTGCCGTTAGCTCATTTCAATATAACGATGGAGTTAATAGCGTTCAAACATACAATGCTGCTAATTATGTTGTAGATACTTTTTTAAAGCCTGGAAGATTAGCTTTAGCATACGGTGCTACATGGCCAACACTTTATGGTAATATAAATGATGTTACTATAACTTATACGGCAGGATATAGCACAGAGCCATCTGGTGTGCCAATGCAAATAAGACAGGCTGTATTAATGATGATAGCAGATGGTTACGATAATAGAGAAGATTATATAAAGAAATTACCTACGGCATCGGAGTATTTACTTGATCAATATCGCGTTCAATTATTCTAATGAGATACAACAAGAAAGAAGAAATAGGAAAGTTAAGAGAAAGAATAATAGTACAGAGTGTATCTCGTACTGTTGGTACTACTGGTTTTGGAACAGAGACATGGAGTAATTTTGCTGAGGTGTGGGCAATAGTAGATTATAAAGGAGTAAACAAGGAGGAGGTAGAAGGTGGCAAGATAACAGCATTAAGCCAGGTGAGAGTTACCTGTCGAAATAGGACAGACATAAACGAGCAACAAAGAATTATCTGGATGGATAAATATTATCAAATTGAAAATATCCAGATAAGTGAAGACAATATGTATTTGCATTTATTTTGTTCATTTGCTCAAAACTATATGTAATGTTTATATCACAAGCAAAGTTAAATAGGCTAAAAAGATTGGAAGGCAAGACTAATAAAAAAGGTCAGCCTTTAGCTATATCTAATTTTGCAGAAAGTGTTATTGAACTTGACAACATTATGCAGCAAATTACAATAACTAAAAGAAAAGAAATTACAAAAGCAGCAGAGCCTATTGCACTTGCTGCTTATAGAAATCATGTTGAAATATCTACTAAACCACATAAATTTTATGTAAAAGGTAAAGGTTTAAAGTATAATATAATGCCTGGTAATTTACGTCGCTCAATACAAATAGTAAGTGATGTAAAAAACTTTAAATATTTAACTTCCGCTATTGGACCATTGTATAAAGATGCTGGTAGTGGAGTTACATTAAGTAGTGAGGCTAAAGCAGATGGATTTTATGCTCACATGATTTATGGCAGTACAAAAGCATGGGTAAAAAGAGTTAAAAACCTTGCAGAAAGAGCAAGTCAAATGGCAGTAATAAATAAAATGTCTGGCGAAGCTCTTAAAATGGCAAAACAATATCCTCGTAAATTTTGGGAGTTATGATAGGTAAAGTAATATACGGGAGATTGACAACTGATGCAGCAGTAACTGGTATTTGTGGATTAAATATCTTTCCAGACATTGCTCCACAGAATGTCCAATATCCTTTTATGGTTTATACTGTCGTAAATTCTTTGCCAGTTGATTACAAAGATGGACAAAGTAACTTAGAAGAAATTAATGTGCAGATAGATGTATATACTAATAATTACGAAACTACACAGACACTTGCAAACAATGTGCGCAATAGGTTGGATAGATTTGTAGGAACGGTAAATGGCGTTGCTGTACAAACATTAAAATATATGAGCTCTGACAGTCAAGTGTATAATGCTGATTTAAATGTTTACTGGATGAGTGTTGATTTTATGGCAAAAATGAAACGATGAAACTAAGATTATTAAAAGAATGGAATGGAAAGGCACCAGGTAAAGTAGGTGTGTTTTTATCTGAATATGGTGAGCAAATGATAAAGGATGGCATTGCAGAACTACTTGATGAAGACTTTGTTGTTGAACAAATGCCGCAGAAAGAGGAGACTAAGCAAGATCCAGTTTACATTCCTATTCCAGTGCCTAACTCATATTTTAATGACGAAGAGCAAGAAGAAAAAATTAATAAACCAAAAAATAAATAAAAATGGCAACTACTGGCATAATTAATGGTACGTTGATGCGACTATACAAAGATAGCACTGCTATCGGTTACGCAACATCCTGCCAAATGAACATCTCCGCAGCCATGCGTGAAATCTTAACAAAGGATTCAGCAGCTGGAGGATGGAGGGAAGTAAAGAAAGGTCAACTCTCTGGCACACTGTCCACAGAGGCATTATATGCAGGCCCTGGTGATTCTTCCACTAATTACTTATTTGATGATCTCTTTACCGACTTAATATCGGGCACAGCATTGACTATTAAATTTACTACAGATGTTAGCGGAGACAATGTGTTTACAATGTCTGCTATATGTACATCATTAGATTTAAATGCAGGTGTAGAAGAGAATACAAGCTATTCAGCATCCTTTGAGGTGACTGGTGCAATAGCAAAAACAGTAAAAGCATAATTTTAAATCCTAACACATGAAAACAATAACAATAGCCAACACATCCATACCGATTAAATTTGGTATGTATGTGTTAGGTACATTTCTAAGGGAGAGGAAACTTAAATTAAGTGACCTTTCCCTTTTAGGAGAAGATCTCTTATTAGCTCTTGAACTTGCCTTCTCCGGTGTTGAACATGGTTACAAAGCCAAAGGGGAGAAATGCCCTTATACTTTGCAATCATTTTGCGACTTGGTAGATACAGACATGGGAGGTATAACGCGCATCATGGAAATGATTTCAAATGAGATATCACCACCAGAAGATGAGAGCCAAAAAAACGTAGTGGCGAAGGAGGAGAGCTCACACTTGAATACATCGAACGCTTTTGTTTCGGAGTTTTAAGATTTCCTCCTTCGCAATACAATGAAATGAGTTTTAGAGATGTTGTTATGGCTATGCAAGGTTATAACAATTTCTTTGAACAACAGGAGCAAAACGAATGGGAAAGAATACGATGGCAGACAACACTTTTACTAAATGTTCATACGGCAAAAGGTAAGAGTTTAAAGCCAAAAGATTTAATTGAATTTCCATGGGAAAATCCTACAAAGAAAGAAACTAAAAGAAGTTTGACAAATACTGACAAAACAATATTTGACAAATGGGATAAAGAAGCATAAATGGCAATAGGTAAACTACTTTTAAAACTTGGCATTGATACCACTAATCTTGACAAAGAATTAGGTAAGGTAGAAAAGTCTATGACAAAGTTTGGACAAAATATGTCTAACCTTGGCTCTACTTTAACCCAGTCATTGACATTGCCTATTATCGGTGTAGGTGCTGCTGCTTTAAAATCATTTGCAGACATGGAAAAACTGCAGAATGGTTTAATTGCTATTATGGGAAGTAGTGAAGGGGCAGCAATAGAATTAGAAAAACTTAGAAAAGTTGCCGAGAATCCTGGTCTTGCTCTTCCCGAAGTTGTTAAGGCCTCTGCCTCTTTGCAAAGTGTAGGTATGAATGCCGATGCAGCAAGGGAAACTATTACACAGTTTGGTAATGCAGTAGCAAGGGCAGGCGGTGGTGCAGAACAATTTGATGGAGTAGTATTGGCACTATCACAGATAAGCGCAGTTGGTAAAGTTACACAGGAGGATCTTAATCAGATTAAAGAAAGGTTGCCAGAGTTTGCAAGAGTGATGAAAGAGGAGTTTGGTGTAGTGACTGCCGAAGGAATTAGAGAGCTGGGAATAAGTAGTGAGGAATTTATAAAAAGGTCTGTTGGTGCTTTAGGTAATTTGGAAAGAGCCAATGGAGGATTAGCTAATACTTTTGATAATTTAAAAGATAATGTAGGTGCATCATTAGCAGAGTTAGGTAAAGCAATAAATGAAACATTAAATTTAGAGGCAGTTGTAGCTACATTTAGCGCAGGATTACAAAGGTTAGTTGATGGTTTTAAATCACTTAATCCAGAGACGCAAGGCTTTATAGTAAAAGCTGGTTTAATTATAGCAGCAATCGGCCCAGCTATATTTATAGTAGGTAAATTAATAAGTACGTTTGGTGCATTAGTAGGTACTATAAAACTTATTAGAACTACTATTTTATTTATGACAACAGGAATACAGGCTGCATTTGCATCTTTACTTGCTAATCCTGTTATACTTGGTATTGTAGCTGCTATTGCTGCTATTGGTGCTATTGCTTTATATGTATACGATAACTGGCAGGCATTTAGTGATAACTTTAAAAACATTTGGATAAATATAAAAAACTCTGTTATGCAAGGAGTTACTTTTGTTTTAGGTAAATTAGATAATTTACAAAAAGCATTAGGTTTAGATTTATTTGATTTATCCGGTATGACAAAATACCAAGAACAACAAAGAATAGTTGCAACAGAGTTTAAAAGTATAGGAGATACAGTTGATAGTCTTAAAGGCAAGTTTAAAAGTTTATTCATGGCTGCACCTGGCAAAGCTACGGGAGGTGCAACAGATGGAACAGGTGAGTTAGTTTTTGGTGATGGTGGCGCACCAACAGGAGGAGGCACAGCAGGAGGTGGAGTTAAAAATGCTTTAAATACTCCAATAGATACAGTAAACTTATTACCTACTTTAGATTTACTGCCAGATAAATTAGAAAGTATATCAGCCGCAAATGAAAGGTTAAAACAAACAAATGAAGATGTAGCTAATTCATTTAATAAAATTGCACCTACGGCAAAAAGTGCCTATGATTCATTAGGACAAGGTCAACAAATTATTGCTGCAAGTATATTAAGTTTTGGTGAATTAGCAGCAAGTGGATTTGAAAGTATGAAAGAACTTGCAGCAGCTGTACGAAAAAGCATTGCTGATATAATTGCTAATTTTATTAGAATGTATGTAGCAAAAGCATTAGCATCTGTACCATTATCACCTTTCATGGTGGCTATTGCTCCTGCTATTGCTGCTGCTGCTGGTGGTGTAGCAAGGTCATTAATAATGAAGATTGGAGCTCCCAAACTTGCCGAAGGAGGTTTAGCATACGGCCCAACTATGGCAACCGTAGGAGATAACAGAAACGCTCGTGTAGATCCGGAAGTAATTGCTCCTTTGTCAAAGTTAAAGTCAATGATGGGTGATATGGGCATGGGAGGAGTATTGGAGACAAGGATAAGCGGAAATGATTTGATTATATTGTTGAACAGATCACAAAAGGGTCTTAGCAGAATACAATAATGGCTGTAAGGTTTGAAACTACTGTATATAATGAAAAAGGCAGAAAAATAAATGTTGCTATAAAAGACAATGTTTTTTCTGGCATGACTTATAGTTTTGATACTATTTCTTTGTCATTACAATACGATAGCGAAAGCCAGCAAGGACAAGAAAGATTTACTCCTATTATCGGATCATCTTGCAATTTATCGTTACTTATAAATAATAACGATTTAGAGACATTATTACTTGATATTGGATTAGCAGTTGAGGGAAGGTTTACAATGCATTTAACTGCGTACGAAGATGATAATATTACGGTATCTTTTAATTGGTATGGTTATATAGTTACAGATTTAGTACAATTTGAAGACATTCCTTTGTCTATTGGTTATGTTGCTCAAATATCTGCCATTGATGGATTAGGATGGCTAAAAACATTGGACTACAAAAGTGCAGTTGGGCCCTATAATGGACAAGACACAGTAGTACAACATATATTAAATTGCCTTAATCAACTTGATTTTGTACAGAGTGAACTGGTGGCAAATAGCTTGCCAGTCCTGCACACTGTTTTTAATTGGAATGAGAATACAACTGCTTATAGTGCTGATAATGATTACGCATTATTGACAGTAATACAGCATAGGGCATTTTATCATAAGGATACAAAAAACAACTATATATATCAAAGTTGCTACGATGTTTTAAAAAAGATATGTCAAACCTTTGGCGCAAGATTAATATTTTCTGGCAATCAATATTGGTTTATACAAGTCAATGAATATGCAAGGAATCCTGCAGCTCACAGATATTTTAAATACAGTGCTTTAGGAGTACAGGCATCTGGTACATTTACTTTTGATTTTACTATGTCTAATATACAGACTAATTTACCAGGAAGTGATTTAATGAGATTAAGCGGAGGTAAATGGACATATTATCCTGCACTAAAAAATGTAGTTGTTAGATACAATCACTTTGCTAAACAAAACTTATTAGCCGGAGTAGAATATAACTATGCTACTAATACCACACCAATAACAACAATTACTCCGACATTAGACGCTACAAATGCAGATGCAAGATTATCATACACAGGAATACTTGGCTTTTATGCACAGGCTTTAAATCCTGTAAACTTTGAGCCTTTTCAGTTTGTATTTGCCGTAAAGGTAGCATCTATTATTAATAGCTTTCCATTACAAGGTTTTGCCTCTGCTGACTGGACATTGGGCAGCGGTTGGTTTATTAATAACGGAATACTTGAAGGTACAATAATAGCAACGGTAGCATACTACACTACTTTTACAGTTACATCTGGTAGAAATTATTATGTTAAAATAAAAGTAGATATTGAAAATAGTGGTACTCTTAGATTACGTTTAGGCGGTGTAACAAAAACAATTACAGAAAGTGGTGATTATGACTATGTAATTTTATCAACTAACACAGATACATTACAATTAGATAGTTTATCTTCTCCAGGTTTTACTGGCAAAATAAAATCATTACAGGTAAAGCAAGAAAATAAGTATTTAAAAAGAAATGTAACATACACTAACGGTTTTAACTTTATATTAGAAGCTGCAAGTTGGGAAGATACATTTTACGAATATGAGTTTAATACGGAAACAATAACAGCAGATGCTGCTTTTGTTGCTTATAAAACAATCACATTTGATACATTAGACATTCCAGAGAGCGCAGAGTATATATGGGAGATGCGATTAAAAAATATGCGCAATGAGGCAGGAACAAATGTTTCTGGTAATTTTAGTATATCATATTTATTAAGTAGTAATTATCTTGAATTTCTTCCTACTGGTGCAGTCTCCGGGCAAAGTGACATCCTTGAATATGGCTCTGACAATGACGATAAATCATCTACTATATTTAGCCTTGATACATATATAGGAGATGGGCCAAGTAAAACAACAGATGGAGGATTAAAAGTATTAGAATCTGGCACCTATGAAAATAGCAGCTCATGGGATGTTAGCAGCGGATCAGGCTTTAACAATGTCACACAATTATTAGTAAATGAAGTTATACGAGGACAGCTCACACCAAAGCTACGCATGGTTGATATGCCATTCCAAAATTTATCAGTTGACAATCCTTACCTTCCTCACAAGGTCATAGAATATTCATCTGGATATTACGTTTTTGAAAGAGGTAGTTTTGATTTAAAAACAGAGATTTGGCAAGGTGATTACTTTAAAATAGAATTGGATGCCTAACTATACAGAAAGAACAGTATTATCTAAACCTCGCGACTTTGCCGACGTTGCAAACAATGCAGGCAGTGGCGGTGTGGTAAATAATAATGTCACAGAAACAATAAATAATGTTACAGTAAATGGCTCTGCCGTTTCAATATTTAATCAAGAATTTCTTGCATCTTCATCCAATGTTTTAACCTGGACACAAAATAATGGAGTTTTACCAGTAACTAATTTAAATGCTGCTATCCATGTTTATCAGAATGGTCAGAAATTAATAGATAGTCAATATGTAATAACGGCACCTGCTACTATTACCATAGATTCTAACACACATTACGATGGCAGTAATTATATTGTCTTTGCAATAAACATAATATAATGGAAGAGATAAAAGCACCAAAGAAAGAAAGGAAGTTTTTAAAAGCCGTTGGAAACATTGCCAAGGTTTTAGCCAATGAATTAATAATGGGCATTGGTCGCAAGTTTATCGGCAAAGCTATTAACAAAGTAGGCAATAAACGGCAAGGACTTGTTATTGCTTTTTTATTGGTAGCAGGAATATCTTATGCCTCCATAGATTCCATTCCCTACCCAATCACAGGCAACAAACAAAGACTTGGTTTTCAGACAAGTGGAAACGGATTGGTTTGGAGAGGTCTTGTTTCTGATACAGTAACTAAGCCGACAAGCTATGCAGATAAGAATGTAAAAGCCTATTTAGTGTTAGATAGTGTAACTGGAAGTATATATGTTTGGAAACAAGGCGCCTGGGCATCTTTAGTAGGTGGCGGATCATTTACGCAGCCTGTTGATTCTTTATTTTTTGATACAAGTGTTTCACCTAACAATGTTGACACTGCAAAAATGCGATGGGATTCGGAATTAGGTACAGTGGTTTTGGGAATGTACGATGCCGTGCCCAATGAAATTGGTTTTAAAAACTTTTGGTTGGTTAAGAATCAGACAGGATCAACCATTACAAAAGGAAGTCTTGTTTATGCTAATGGCACGGTTGGAGCAAGTGGAAGAATAACAGTTGCAAAGTTTATAGCCAATGGCACAATAGATGCAAAATTGCTATTAGGAATAACGGCACATGATTTAAGCAATGGTGAGGATGGCTATGTTATTTCCTTTGGCAAGATAAGGCAAGTTAACACTGATACCTTTGCGGCTGGTGCTATTCTTTATCCTTCGACAACTACTGCTGGTGTTTGGACAGATATAGAACCAGTTGCACCAAACATTGATATGCCTATTGGCTTTTGTATAAATTCATCTTCAAACAATGGTACGATTGCCATTCGTGTAGCATCGGGTTATGCATTGCATGAGCTTCATGATTTGGCTATTTCTTCACCGGTTGAAAAATCAAGTTTATATTATTCTGGTGGATTATGGAGAGATACAACAGCAGCATTATTAGTTAGCGATACGGCTGCTATGTTAGCAAACTATGCCACTAAAGCATACGCAGACACAAGCGGCAGATTTTACGCAAGACAAGATTTTAGAAATGTATCTTCAAGCACTTTAACCTGGACACAAACAGATACTTTAGTAGTTAATGATACAACATCTTTGCAAGTATATAGGAATGGTCAAATACTTTTACCAAGCCAATATACAGTACCTACTAATGCCTCCGTGGTAATCGGTGCGACTGCTTATAAGGTAGGAGAAAATTATACAGTCATTTTACCTCGTGGCGGTGGTGGAGGTGGAAGTGGCAGCGGATCACTTACCTCAATATCTGGAGGTACAGGTATAACTGTTTCACCAAATCCTATTACAACAACTGGCACAGTCTCAGCAGACTTATCTGTATTAATGGAGTTAACAGATACTACTTTATTAAATCTTACTACAAGGTTTGCGACTAAACAAAACAATATTACATTAACTACTACAGGCAGCAGTGGAGCTTCTACATTAAGCGGTGATACTTTAAACATACCTCAATATAGTGGCGGAGGCAGTGGCACAGTTACCAGTGTAGGTAGTGGTTATGGATTACTTGGTGGGCCTATTACAACAACAGGCACACTACGCGTTGACACATCCACAGTCTATGACTTTGTAAGAGATAGCATTGTAGCAGTTGAAATAGGAGGAGATACGATAAAGATAATTAAACAGGAATACGAAAATGTTACAAGTGACACTTTAGTATTTACTATACTCCCTAAATTTCCTATTCAGTTAAGACAGTTTATTCTGTTATTTCGCAATGGGCAGTTATTACTCAATGACCAGTTTTCCGTTATTGACACAAACAAGGTAAAGGTAGCAGCCACATCTTTTAAACTTGGTGAAAACTATACCTTAGTCACAGTTAGCGGCATCGGATCTGTTTCCTCTGGGCAAGGTAATCCAATCTATCCAGAGGCAGGCATAGCCCTATCCACAGGCACAACATGGACAACATCAATTACAAATAATTCAAGTAATTGGAATACTGCATTTACAGATAGATTAAAATGGGATGGAGGTAGCACAGGTTTAGTAGCAGCGACAGGGCGCACAAGTTTAGGCGGCACAACGGTAGGGCAATCAATGTTTACTTTGACCAATCCTTCTGCTATTACCTTTCCAAGGTTCAATGCTGATAACTCTGTTACGGCATTATCTGCTGCTAATTTTCGTACTGCCATTGGCGCAGGAACTGTAACAACTGTTACGGCAGCCACAGGTACTCCGATAAGCATAACTAATAATACAACAACTCCAGAACTTACAATAAATGCTGCATCGGCAAGTGTGCCAGGTTATTTGACATCTGCGGATTGGACTACATTTAATAATAAATTTGCTTTTTCCGATACTACATCTTTAAATCTTACAACAAGATTTGCCTCAAAACAAAATAATTTAACACTTACCACAACAGGCACAAGCGGAGCTGCAACATTGGTTGGTGAGACTTTAAATATACCACAATATAGCGGTGGAGGTGGAGGCTCTGGCACAGTTACAAGTGTAGGTTTAACTGCACCATCTATTTTTACTGTTAGCGGCTCACCTGTTACAAC